CTATAACCAAGAATGCTAAACCTTTAATTGAGGCTGTCAAGAATCTATTAGGCTCCATAACAAACGTATTTGCAGAAGGTTTGAAAGCATTATTCCCTATATTGGATGATAATGCAGCTAAGTTTATAGCTAAAGTTGGTATGTATGCTGGATCAGCTGGTCTTGCTATCAAAGCATTAGGTGGAGTTGCCAAAGCTGGTAAAATGATTGGTGATGTGTTTGGAAGCATCGGTAAGTTTAATTCAGTTACTGTGTTTACTCACAATGTTGCTAATGCAGCTAAGTCAGTTAAGCATTGGTATGATGGATGGAAGAATATTGCATCTGGAGCTGAGAAATTGTCAACACCATTCTCAAACTTAACAAATATTCTTAATGTTACTATGATTGCTGGTAAGTCTATATCACAATGGATTGGTGGTCTTATTACTGCTGCGCCGATACTAATCGGTAGTATTGCAGCTATAGCAGCAGCTATGTACATATGGAACAAGCATATGGAACGTAGAAACGAAATTATGTTTGGATTAAGTACTGTTCAGAAAGAGCAGATTGAACAAACAAACAAGTTGGCTGATTCTCATAAGGAATGGGCGGCAACATCTGAGACAGCTAACCTATCATTAGCTAAAGAGTCAAATATCGTTTCTGCACTATGTACAGAATACGATAAGTATCTCGATGAGAATGGTAGAGTTAAGGCCGGATATGAATCCAGAGCTGATTTGATTCTTGGTAAAGTTGCTCAGGCTACTGGCTTGGAGAAGAATGAACTACAAGAATTAATTGAGAAGCATCATAGTCTAACTGAAGCTGCTAAGGAGTCATTAGCTGTAAGATTCGGTAATAAGTACTTAGATAAACATGAAGATACTTACTTTGCAGCTATATCAGAAGTCAAGGAATGGAAGATTCAAGCAACCGTAAATGATGACTCCATAACTAATATAAAGAAGAAGATAGCTGATCTTAAAGACTATATTAGAGAACAAGAGGAAATTGCTCTTGATAAATCAACTGGCGTGTATGATCCAGCGATAACTGAGTCTAAGGAATACAGAGATGCAACTGAAGCGGTTAAGACATATACTGCTGAATTAGCTAAGTTGGAATCACAGAGAGCCCTTATTAATCGTAATATGCTGGATGCACAAGGTGAGATTGATCGCTATGAACGTGCTCGTAAAGCAGTATCAGAAGGTAATATAGAGGAGCTTAACAAATTCAGAAACGAAATCAGTAGTCAATATTCTCTATCAGCTGCTGAAATTCAAGAGAAGGGTTCTGATGTATTGCTTAACATGCGTAACACTGCAAACACAGTATTAAAGGTATTATCGTCAAATGCTGATACAACATCTGATGAAATGTCATTAGCTCTTGAAAACCAGAAACGTACTTATGAGAACTTTGGCTTAAGTATGATATCAGGTACTGACAACATGCGTCTTGCTGCTTTAAGATACAGAGACGACTTCGCTAAGATCCTTGGAGATACTAGTGATGTGGTTACAGCGATTGATGGTATTAAAGATGTTATGGGTGCTGATTTGAATCCAGAAGGTACAGATGTTGCTAAGAGCTTCTTAACTGGAGTCACTGAGAATCTTAAGGATGGCCGTTCATCGGTTGAAGAAGCAGCTGCATCTATTGCAGACTACTTCCACATTCCTCAAGAACTATTAGATGCGCCAGACGTTAAGCTATACGTTACAAATATTGCTGAGAAGTTAAAGAGCGGCGATATCGATGGCGCTATGAGAGATCTTCAAAGCAAGTTGCATATTGATAACGCGTCTGCTTTAGCTGGATTTGATGACAATCTCGGAAACCAAATTGTACAGAAGCTTGTCCCTAATCCAGAAACTGTTGCAAAATATGGTGTTGATATTGGCACTGCTTTAGGACAATCTGTAGCTACTGGTATATCAGATATGGAATACGAAATGCAAGGCAGTTTGGCATTCCCTACAACTGATAGTCCATTAGTAACAGCTGCATCGACAGTTACTGCTACCATTGAAGAGATGTACACAAAGCTCCAAACATCAGTTCAAGACAGTGTATCATCTATACAGAGTAGTACTGATATAGACTTATCCACTAATGCCGAAAAGACGTTTGGTGGATATGCAACTGGAGCTGCAACTAATTTAGCGAAGGTTCCTAACGTTGCCAAGGAAGCAATGAGCTCTGCAAAGAGTAATCTGAACGTAGACACATCAGGTGCTGGTAGACACTTTGCTAGTGGTTATATTGGTGCTATCAGAGCGAAGATAAACGATGGCTCATTCTACAACGCCGGTTATGCTGCAGCTAGAAGTGCACACCAAGGTTTGATGGACGGTCAGCAATCACACTCTCCATCTAAGCTGACGGAGAAAGCTGGTAAATTCTTCATTCAGGGTTACATTAACTCTATGCACAATGCATTAGGACAAGTGTTCGAAGCTGGTAAGTCAATCGGTGAGATAGCTGTTGATGGGTTATCTTCTGCTGTTGAGCTGGTTAATCAGGTTATGGATTCCACTGATGACAAGTACACAATCACTCCTGTCTTGGATCTATCAATGATTCAAAATGGAAGCGCTGCCATGTATGATATGCTGTCCGATACACCTGGCGTAGAACTAGGTGATGTGACTTCTAGATCTATTCGTTCTAAGTCCGAGCAATTACAGATGACGTTAGATGATTCTGTATCTAATGCACTTAAGGGATTCAATGAGGTTAGAGATAACACAGACAATCCTACATATGTATTACAGGTTGATAACTATCTAGACGCTCAGAAGGTTGGTAGAGGTACGGCTAGATATACGAAGAAAGAGTTGGACAGCATGTCAACTCAAGAAAGCAGATTTGGAGGTAATCGATAATGTTTAATAGAGCATACGTTTCGTCTCTTCCAAAGACTGATACTGAGGTTTCGATTAACGGGGTATGGCTAAATGAGGCTGTACCCGGTTATCGTACCCATTCAGTTGATGGACGAAGAGATTCTACTATAGAATTAGTTAACAAGGAATTGGGAAGACGAGATGGTTCTTATTTCAGATATAAACGATTGAAGGATCGTGTTATAAAAATAGACTTTGGATTACTTTCAGATACAAGATTAGACGCTCAGAAGAGTTTGGATAAGCTGATCTCCATTCTAGATACCACGAATATGAAGGTTAGTTTCTTTGATGAGCCTAATGTATATGTGATATGTAATCTATCAAACTTTACAAGTGACGAAAAAGATGCCACGGCTAGTGGTGTATACTTCTTCACAGGAACTATCGAGTTAACATTGAATGATGTGTATAAGTACAGTTCGTTTGAGACAAAGGTGTCTAAGCAAGAGAACATGGATACTATAACTCTTGTTAACAATGGTAGTGCTCCAACGCCTCTTACAATCACATCGAAGATTAAGAAGGATAGCGCCTATCTAGGATTTGTGTTGGATAAGAACGATACGAAGACTGTCTACTATCAAATAGGAGATCCAGAGACGAATGCTCCTAATAAGACAAACTCAAACGATGCAGAAACGCTCTTTGACGACTATGCACCAACTATGATAAATACTTGGTCTCATAACACAGGATACTCAGTTGATGATAGATGGTATTGGAACTGGTGTGATACTCCATCTAAACAGAGTGAGTTCATACTTTGGGACGAGAAGGGCCAAAAGCTTGCATATTGTGGTGACTTTGGAAGTGAGCCAGTTGTAGATAACTCGGATGCATTTAACAGTAGAAAGTTCAAATGGTACGGTCCGACATTAACTAAGGCTATTCCAACTAACTCTGCTGGAAAGCGACCAGTTGACTGGAAGTTCTCATACAGAGTTGACTTTGTATACAACGATGTTCTTCAAGTAGGACACCAAAGCATGAACTTATGCGGCCCAGACGGAGAGAACATATTCAGTTTCTCTATTGAGAAGAACTGTTGTGGATCTGGGTTGATACAGGGCATTGTCAGATGCAATAACAACCGATTCAGAGATTGCTTTACAATGCCTGCACTAGGAGAATTAAGTGGTAGCTGGGGTAACATGGTGAACATCGAGAAGCGCGGATACACCATCACAATATCAACGTTAGTAAGTGGGTATGGCTCATATGTCGAACCGCTAAGTAAGACCTATACTATTGAGAATAAAGATATCGAGTTACATTCAGCAACGTTCTCAACATTCAGATTCCATAAGCAGTACCCACAAATGTGGTATAATGGCATCTATGAAGCTAAGTTAGTTATGTATAACACGGCATCCTCAAATCAGGTTGTGAAGAATAGTCTGAACCAAGGTGATGTCGTCAAAATAGAATCAGGTAACAGTTCATGCTCAATAAATGGAAGTACTAATTGGGACGCAGTTGACATTGGATCACAGCCTTTAATGCTAGATCCTGGCACTCATACCCTTAGAATACTTACATCGGCATGGTCTCCTATACCTGATGTAGAAGTGTCTTATAGAGAAAGGTGGAAATAAGTTATGAATATGTTCATATTAGATAGAAACATGAGAGTTATAAAATCTGTATCGACTGATATGGACAATGGCTTTTGGATTGATGACACTGGTAGTAACGGACAAAAGATAACGCTTTCGTCTGGGTGTGTCGTTGGATCGTATAACTTCTCTATAGATGCGTATTTGAAAGATTCTATCTATTTTCAGCCAGGTAATTTCATATTATTTAAAGACAAGTATGATAAAACCCGTCTATATACAATTATATCTGTATCGGGTGATAATGAGCTAACGGTAGAGTCAGAAGATTGTGGTCTGGATCTATTGAATAGATTAGTAGGAGCATGGACAAACAAAGACCATGCATTAAAACTTACTGATGCAATGGATTCAGCACTGTCTAATAGCGGATGGTCATATCAATTACATAACGATAACAAGTCAGTAAGAGATATGACTATTGACGCTAGAATTGCGAAGTTCTCTTCAACTGAAACAGTACTGAAACGTCTTCAACGAATATGCACAACATACAACGTTGAAATGGAGTTTGAGAGTATATTCGATGGCACTAAAGTAACCAAGCAGATAGTTCATGTAAAGGATAGTATAACTGAGAACAAGCAGACTGTACGTAGGTATATGAATGATATCGATATGGCTGCTATATCAAGTAGTAAGACCATTAAGAACTTATATACTGCTGTATTGCCAATTAATGGTGAACACACTATAGAAGACATAGTGTATGATGATGGTAATTTCTTTACTAAAAAGGGAGACCAATATTTATATGCTAGAACCGCTAACAAGATATGGTCTAGATTACGACCTATAAATCTTCAAGCAACTGAAACAGACGGGTATATCTATTATCAACTAAGTTGTAGTGGAGAAAACCCTCAAGCTATATTTGAAGAAGCACTTTCTAATCTAAAAGAGAATTCTCATGTGCAGTTCTCATATCAAACGAAAGTAGTTGATATGGACTCTAAACTAGGTGACTACATTCAGTTAGTTGATAGTGATAGAGCTGATCCGATATACTTGACAGCTAGAATTACAGAGGTTATTAATCACTACACAAATCCTTATGAGGATGAATGTACTATTAGTAACTACGCACTACTAACACCAAATGTAGATCGTAGTATTCAAACAGTTGTAAATGAGGTTAAAAAGGTTATACCTGTTAAGATAAAGGCTGATACAGTGGATTATGCCGTTAGTAATAGTCCTAATGAACAGCCTACTGACGATTCTTGGGTTGACATAAATCATTTACCGACTATCGGCGATGGACAGTATAAATGGACTAGACGTACTGAGTTCTATTCAGACGGCTCTGAGGTAAAGTCGTACAGTGTTGATAAGGCTCCTAAAACAGTCATACCAAAGATTGTACGTACAGAGTATGCTTACCAATTAAGTCAAAATGGAAGTATTGTGCCGGATGGGGAGTGGGTTAATGCTCGACCAAATGCAACATCGGAAAAGCCATTTGTATGGACACGGATTACCGATACGTATGACGATGCTAGTTCTACGAAAATAACTAAATATTTAGTTACGAAGGATGGACAATCTGGAAAGAATGGACGTTCGATTGTTAAACAGTTCTATCAATACTACCTATCCACTAGTAACGCATCCGTCGAAGGTGGTGAATGGCTGAACGAGACTATCCCAACGTTAAAAGTGTCCACATATATTTGGAAACGTCTATATACAAAGTACGATGATAATACCGAAATCGTAGGTGACCCAGAGATAGATAGTTTCCACAATAGTCAATACAACACCATCATAAATCTAGAGAACAAAGTACTATCAAACAACACTTTATATGAGCAGCAATTGTCGAAGATTGAGAAGTTGGAGAAAGTTGCTGACGAGTATAAGGATATAAGTACAAAAGTTAATACTATAACTCATACCTACGAGAATAGTATTAATACTTTCACAAATGAATTAAATGGTGTTAAGAAGATTACCGGTAAGATAACAAGCTCAGAAGATGGTATAAAAATCGAAAAGCCGGATGATCCATCTGGACTAGCAAATCAGCTTGGCTCTAGAGGTTTCGAAGTTACAAAACCATCTGCTACTGGCAATGCTAGAACAACCGTATTGAAAGCTGACGAATACGGTGTATATGCTAGCTCATTTAAAGCGGTCGATTCGATGTCTTTTGGTGCTCATAGAGCCGAGTTATATATTGTAAATGAGGTAGACGGAGAACTCAATGTTGATGGAACCGGATATTTCTGGATTGGAGATGTGATATAGAATGCCTATAAATAGTTTATGGCTAAATACTAGCTCTGGTGGGTCCTTGCTTCTTAGTGTATCATGGGTAGAAGGAGCATATGATGTTAATACAAATACGTCATCTATAACATTCAATGCCCAGTTACAGAATCCTCATGGATACACAATGTACTCAGGCTATAGTCAAATCAACTTCTATTTAGTTGCCGAGACAAGTAGCTTGGAAAGTGGTTGGGGAAACTGGGTAGTTGGTACTCATTATGTCCCATCTACTCCAGCAAACTTCAATGATATTATATCATGGACATATAACGTTCCGCACAGACCAGACGGAACATTAGGTGTCAACTGCTTTGCCGTGTTTGATCCAAATGGAGCTTCAGCAAGTTATATCCCAGGCATGGGTCGAGTTGATACAGGTTGGTCAGTAGCGTCCACAATCCCAAGAGCATCAGCAGTCACTAATCATGCTTTCGGCGAAGATTGGACTACTGGTTACTCTATTAACTATACCCCACTAGTTGCTTCGTATACACATAAGGTTAGAATCTCTATTCCGAATGTTATAGAAATCTACAAAGCCGATAACTATCAAAATGGAAGTGTTATCACGTTACCAAAGGCAGCAATCGATAAGGTTTGGGAGTATACAAAAGATAAAAACGAAGTAACGATAGGAATGGTTCTTGAAACATGGAATGGAGCCTCTAAGATTGGTGACTCTGCTGAGTTTACTAAGAAGTATAGTATAGTTGACCCAATTGATATGTCCTATACCATTGAAGAGATATCATCTTTAAAAGATAAAGGGGTTGGGCCAACAGATTTCGTGACACTAATCGGGTCTAAACGAATCTCGGTAACAGCATCATGCACTCATTCGAAGATATATTTGCATGTTGAGTGTGGCGGATCTATTATGGATAAGGTTGAAGTTACGTCAGGAGCTACTAAAACATTTGAGTTCTCGAATCTACAATCGGCAAACTATAAGATATATGCTACAAATGGACGACCTGGATATACTAAAACAGCGGTTGATAGTGTTGGTAATCTAGTGAACTACTTTAAGCCATCTATCATTTACTCGAAATTGAAACGATTAAATGATACATCAGATCGTGGTCTTTTAGAAATAACTGGTATGGTCTGTTCAGATGCTATAGGTACTTATGATACTACTAAATGTAAGTACAAGATTACTAAAAATAATTTAGTTATTGCTACTGCTAATGGTAATGTAACCAACAATAGGTTTAATATAAGATACCCGATATCAGATGTTCCATATAAGAAATCTTTCTCATTCGTAGTAGAATTAGAAGATGCATTAGGATATACAGCTAGAACTACTTTAAGCTTATCACCTACTACTCCTGTGTTTAGTATGGGTAAAAAGCAGGTTAATGTTAACCACATACTGAAACTTGGGGAAGATACCTCACCAGGAGCAATAGCTTATTCAGCATACAATGGTCATAAGATAGGTAAAGTTCTATTGGATCCAGTAACTTATCCATCACAAAGAAACTGGTTTAAAATAGCGGAATTCAAATGGATAAAAGATGTTGTGTACGAATGCAAATGTTCGATTGCCTCGTCTTGGTCTTGGGATGAATTTAAGCTAAGAATGTATGATAACAATGGTTCATTGGCACATGCAGCTGGCGGATCATATTATTATGGAACATATCGATATGGTTTACAAGTAGTGTATCTAAACAACAAGAATATCGAGGTGTGGTATCACATAAATGGTGGTGTAAATACTGAATGTGTTGTTGATATTGATTACAATCAAAATATATTGCCGAATGCGAACCAGGTTGATAAGTATGCATATAATAACGTAAAGGTTCTTGGTGAATTTGACTTCAAATACTTGGATAATGGAAAAGATCTTAATACGTTNGTTGGAACGATCATCATGAATGATAAAGATGGATTTGATCCATTCTATTACTACGGTGGAAAGTGGTCTAAAATAGAAAACAGATTCATACTAGGATCCGCATCCAATACCCCGAATGCATCTGAAGGTGGATCTGCCGATTTAAAGATCGAAAGAACTGCATATGAAGCAGCCGGATTCGGTCTATGGACACCGCCAAACGGTTTCGTTGAACGTGGTATTGTAGCTCAGGATTATACTAGAGTACGTGGATATTGGCCACCTTATCACGGTGCAGCAATTTGGAGAAGGGATGCGTAATATATGATAAAATTAAAATTAAAAGATGGAACAACTTATGAATTGATATCGTTCATGAATAATGGGTTCCAGTTATATGTTAAACTCGAATATCTAGAAGAGTTATTCGAAAGCTTATCAAGAGATAACATGAAGGGAGCAACCATCATAAATGGGGATTCTATATCTCATACCTATGGGTATATGGACTTAGAATCATGTAACCTAGAATTTGGTGAAACACTGAAAGCCGGAATTATGTTTACCGAGGTTCCAGATTCAGAAATTGAGTTGGGTAAAGCTAAAGCCAAACAGGATGCCATGCGAAAAGTCTTCTTAATCGGTATGAATCACGCTGATCCGGAAGATGTTGTAGAATGGTGCGAGGAATTAGACGGATGGCATGAAGCTAAATATCCGTATAAGAAAGGCGACCGATTCAAACATAACGGTAAGCCATATGAAGCTCTTATTGATTTAGTGTCAGACCCTGATATTCCACCAGAGAAAAATAAGGCTTTGTATAAAGAAATCACAAAAGAAAACAAACCGGTTTACCCCGAATGGAAACCAGGAATGACTGGCCAAAAGGGTGAACGTTATATTTATGCAGGAGACATCTGGGAATGTACTTGGGAAAATAACTCAAGAAATCCTGGTGGCTTAGGTTGGAAGAAAGTATAGGAGGTAAAGTAAAATGAATGCATTTTCACAGTTAGTTATTATTGCAGTATTAGTAGAGGCTATTTGGGAGAACGTTAAACGCGTATACTCAGATAGCAAAGTGGACACAAGTGTCATTGGCTCTTTAGCCGTTTCAATTGTAGTTTGTGTATCTACGGGTGCTGACATTTTCCCATTAGTTGGAATGCCATTAGCAGTTCCTTTCTTAGGTTCGGCTCTAACTGGTATTGTTACAGCTCGTGGAGCAAACTTTGTGAATGACCTATTTACTCGTTTAAATGGGCCAAAGGAGGCAGCATAAATGTTAAGAGTAGTTGACGTAGCATCTCATCAACAGGGAATCGTAACTGGTTCCCTCGATTGTGATGCAGTTATTTGTAAGGCAACAGAGGGTACTGGTTATGTGAATCCGTTTTGCGACGAACATTATCAGTCTGCTAAGGCCGCCGGGAAGTTACTAGGTGTATATCACTATGCATCTGGTGGAAATCCTGAAGCAGAAGCAGAGTTCTTCATTAATAATGTACAAGGATATTTACATGAAGCGATTCTTGTATTAGACTGGGAATCAGGAGACAATGCTGCTTGGGGTGACTCAAGTTGGGTTGCTAGATTCTGTGCGCATATTGTAGCATTAACAGGAATCAATCCTATGATCTATGTACAACGTTCAGCAGCTAATCAGTGTGTTGGACTAGGAGATTATGGTATTTGGTTAGCAGAATACCCAGACTACGCACCACGTGGTTGGGGAGATTATGTAGAACCAAACTATTCCGGTGACTATGCTATGCACCAGTTCACATCATCCGGTTCTATTGCCGGATATGACGGACCACTGGACTTAAGTTTATTCTTTGGAGATGAGAATGCTTGGAGAGCTTATGCAGGAGCTTCTAGCGTGACACCATCAGTACAGTCAGAATCAGTAGCTCAGCCAGAACCTGAAATCCGTCAAAATGGAAGTCCTGAAGGTTCTACATTAGACTTGTTATATCGTACAATGAATGACGAATTCGGAACAGGTGATACTCGTAAGGCCAATCTTGGTGACCGTTATGACGAAGTTCAGAGTATCATCGAGCATATTGCAGAAGCTGATACAGACACTTTAGTAGCAGATGTATGGGCTGATAAATACGGCTCTGATGATGTACGTAGAACCATCCTTGGAAGCAGATGGCAAGAAGTACAAGAT